TGGTCGCGAAAAAGCGATCCGCCGAGAAGGTCGACGGCATCGCCGCGGCCGTGATGGCGGTCGGTGCTGCGCTTGGCAACGAAGAGGACGATGCGGTGGGCCTCACGAAGAGCATGGCGGCATGACGTTGCTCTCGGGGCTCGCGGACCGTCTGAGCGGCATCATCAGGCTGGGCACGCGAACGAGCGTGGACGCCGAACCGGCGAGCGGGAACAGCTCGGGCGAGTATGTCGACGACGGCGTCGCACTGTCGCTCTCGGCCGTGTGGGCGTGTGTCAACCTGCTCGCCGGGACCACGGCGACGCTGCCGTTGATGGTGTACCGGCCGAAGGGCAGCGGCCGCGAGCCGGCGCGCGATCATCCGCTTTACCGGATCCTGCACGACGATCCGAACGCCGATCAGACCGATGTCGATTTCTGGGAATATGGCGCCACGGCGCTAGAGCTGCGCGGCGACTCCTTCGCCGAGAAGATCTGGGGCGCATCCGGCCAGTTGGTCGCACTCGAGCCGATCGCGCCGACGATCATGTCGACGCGAATTCGCGATGACGGCGACATAGGCTATCGCTGGACGCTGGACGGCCGGTCGCACGACAAGACGAGCAAGGATGTCCTGCATATCCGCGGCTTCGGCGGTGGGAAGCTGGGCGGCCTGTCGACGCTGTCCTTCGCCGCCGAGACGTTCGGCCTCAGCCGTGCGCAGAACCGAACGATCGGAAACCTCAACCGGAATTCGATCCGGCCGAGCGGCGTGTATCAGACGCCGACGAAGCTGAATGCCGAGCAGCGAAAGGAAATCGAAGACAGCCTGATGAAGCGGATGGCCGGCGTTGCGAACGCAGGGCGGCCGCTCGTGCTGGGTCATGACCTGAAATGGCAGGCCCTGACGATCAATCCGGTCGACGTCGAGCTGCTCGCCTCGCGCGGCTTCTCGGTCGAGGAGATCTGCCGGTTCTTCGGCGTGCCGCCCTTCATGATCGGGCATAACGAGAAGAACAGCGGCTATCCGACCAGCCTGGAATCGCAGCTGCTGCTGTTCGAGAAATTCACGCTCCGCCGCCGGCTGAACCGGATCGAGAAGGCACTGCGCAAGCAGCTGCTGACCGCCGAGGACATCGCCAAGGGCATCACGATCGAATTCAACATGGAGGGATTGCTCCGCGCCGACAGCGACACCCGCTCCAAATTCTACACGTCGGCTCTGCAGAATGGCTGGATGACCATCAACGAGGTGCGCGCCAAGGAAAATATGGCGCCGGTCGAGGGTGGTGATGTGCCCCGGATGCAGATGCAGAACATTCCGATCACCATGTCGCCGGACGGCAAGCTGCAGGCGAGCCCGGCCTCTTCGCCCAAGTGAGGAAACGCCCATGACGTTTCAGACCAAGATCAGCGGCGTGCCGCTGGATATGAAGGCTGTCGGCGATGACGGCACGATCGAGGGCTATGGCTCGATCTTCGGCAATGTCGACAGCTACGGCGAGATCGTCATGCCCGGCGCCTTCTCGCAATCGCTCGTCGATGCGAAGCGGGCCGGCAAGAAGATCAAGATGCTCTGGCAGCACGACAGCGGCAAGCCGATCGGCGTTTGGGAGGATCTCGCCGAGGATGCCAAGGGCCTCTACGTCAAGGGCCGGCTGCTGAAGGATGTTTCGCCGCTGGCGGCCGAGGCCTACGGCCTGCTGAAGGAAGAAGCGCTGGACGGCCTGTCGATCGGCTATCGCACGCAGGACGCCGATCCGCATCCGACGAAGCCCGGCATCATCCAGCTCAAGAAGCTGCTGCTGCGCGAAGTGTCGATCGTCACCTTCGCCGCCAACGATCGCGCCCGTGTCGAGAGCGTGAAACAGATATTGGCGGCCGGCAATCTGCCGACCGTCCGCGAATTTGAGGAGTTCCTGCGGGATGCAGGCGGCTTCTCGAAAAGCCTTGCCGTGGCGATCGCCGCCAAGGCGACGCCGCATCTTCGGGGGGAGCCCGAGGCGAAGGCGGATGACGCGCTGACGCGGTTTCTCGCCGCGATGCAGGCGTGACCCTTTATCCCCCAGAGGAGATTGAAAATGTCCGAGACCAAGACGGCTGAGCAGATGGCCGAGGATCTTCGTAAGTCGATCGACGCCAAGCATGACGAGATCATGAAAAAAGCCGACGCTGCCCTGCAGGAAGCTAAGACGGCGGGCGGGCTCAGTGCCGAAACGAAGAAGTCGGTCGACGAGTTGCTGACGGGCGTGAATACGCTGCGCGAGCAGCTCGCCCAGGTCGAGCAGAAGATGGCGCGGAAGCCCGGTGAGGAGGAGGACCAGGTCAAGAGCTACGGTGGCCAGCTGGTCGATTCCGATCGGTTCAAGGCCTATCGTGAGGGCGGTGCAAATGGTTCGTTTCGGATCGAGCTGAAGGACTCCAATCGGGTCAAGGCGATCACGGCGGCCGATGCCGCCGCCTGGAGCATGCGCGATCCGACCGTCACGTCGCTGCCGCGTCGCGATATGACGATCCGCGACCTGCTCACCGTCGTTCCGACGTCGAGCGGTTCGATTGATTATGTCAAACAAACCACCCGGACGAATAACGCGGCGGTCGTCGCCGAAGGCGCTCAGAAGCCGACCAGCGTGTATGTCTGGACCATGGTCAACGCGCCGGTGCGCGTGATCGCGCACCTTGCCAAGCTCACCCGGCAGGCGATCGATGACGTCGTACAGCTGAAAGGCGAGGTCGATAGCGAAATGCGCTATGGCTTGGCGCTGGCGGAAGAGGGCGAATTGCTGAGCGGCGATGGCACCGGTCAGCATCTGACCGGCCTCAATACCAATGCCACCGCCTATGCCGCCCCGATCGTCATTGAAGGCGTCAACAAGATCGACATCATCCGGCTCGCGCTGTTGCAGGCCGAGCTGGCGCTCTATCCGACCGATGGCGTCGTTTTGAACCCGGCCGACTGGGCCGAGATCGAAATGTCGAAGACGGGCGAGGGTGCATATATCTTCGCGAACCCGCTGGCGCTGGCAGGCCCGCGTCTGTGGGGTAAGCCGGTGGTGCCGACCGTGGCGCAGACGATCAAGAAGTTCACCGTTGGCGGCTTCAAGCTGCAGACGCTGTACGATCGCATGGCGCCGGAAGTCGTGATCGCGTCGGAGAACGCCGACGACTTCGAAAAGAACCTCTACACGATGCGCTGCGAAGAACGCGTCGCCCTTGCGATCAAGAAGCCGGGCGCATTGATCTATGGCGACTTCGACACGGCGCTTGCCGCCTAACCGGAATCACCATCGGCATGACAGGAGGGGCGGGCTTCGGCTCGCCCCTTTTCCATAGGAGGCGCCCGCAGCGCCTTCTTTGCAAGAGGAGCACCCCGACATGGCCGAACTGAAGAAATTCAAGGTCGCTCGCGAACATCAGGGCGACAAGATCACCGATGACGGCAGCGTCGTTCATCGCTTTGCGGAGGGCGACACGCGCCTTGCCGATCCGGTGATCGTGAAGACGCTCGTGGATTCGGGCGTCCTGATCGATCCGGATGCTCCGAAGGCGGGCGAGTTGCGGAGCGATGGGCCGACGATCGCCGAGTTCGTCGGGGCCGGCTACCTCGCCAAGAACTACCCGCCCAAGGGCTATGCCTCGCGCAGCACGAAGAAAGAGATCGCCGCGGCGATCGCCGAGCAGGACCTCGCCGCGAAAGGTGCCGGCGGCGCCCAGACTGGCAAGTCCGAGGGCGACTCGACCGAAACGAAGGTTGAGCCCGGCGTAGAGACCAAAGCCGAGCCCGCCTCGCCTCCGCCTCCGCCGCCTCCCGCTCGGAGATCCCGCGCGGCGAACAAGGCTTCTCCCGCAGCCCAGACCAAGGCCGAATAGGCCGCCCCAGGCGCCGAGCGCCGCAGCATGGAGACGACGATGAAGCGTTATAAAGTGACGGTTACGACCGCTGCCGATGGCACGGTCACTGCCTACAGCCCGCGCATTTCGGGCAAGATCCACCAGATCGAATATGTGAAGACCGACTATGCGAATGGTGTCGACTTCACGATCACGGGCGAGGCGACCGGCGTAAACCTCTGGACGGAAAGCGACGTCAATGCGTCGGCGATCCGGGCGCCACGACAGCCAACGCATTCGCAGGTTGGCGCGGCGTTGCTCTACGCCGCCGGCGGCACGGCGCAGACCGTCCCGGTGGCGCTGGCGAACGACAGGGTCAAGATCGTGCTCGCGCAAGGCGGCAACGCCAAGACGGGCGCCTTCCACATTCTGGTCGATTGAGCGCGGTAGATGCGCGTCATCGTCATTGAAGCTCCCGCGCCTGTCGTGACGTGGGAGGATGCTGACGCGCATCTGGAGCTGAGCGGGGATGTAAGCCAGCAGGTGAAGGTCGAAGGCTATATCGCCGCTGCGTGCGAGCATCTCGATGGGCCAGAGGCGGAAGCTGAGCTTGGTCGTGCTTTGGGCCTCCAGACGCTCGAAGCGCGCTTCGATATGTGGGAAATCGGATGCGGGCTGAAGCTGCCATGCCCGCCCGTCGTCGATCTCGTGCGGGTCTCCTATCTCGACGTCAATCGGCAGGAAATCACCGTCGATCCCAGCGACTATGAGCTGATCGACAGAACGGTCTATCCCATCGCGGCTTCGTGGCCTTGGGAAGGCGGATATTGGGGCCGCGAGGCGGTGCGGGTGCGCTATCGCGCGGGCTATGTGAAGGATCCGGACGCCGATCCGATCGTCTCGACGCTGCCGGCGCCCATCCGCGCAGCGATCCTGCTGATGCTCGGCGATCTCTACGCGAATCGCGAAACGGTGGCCGTTGGCGTGTCGGCGACGCCGATTGCGATGTCGACGACGGTCGAGGCGCTGCTCGGCCCCTACCGGATCTTCAGCTGATGCGCGCTGGCACGCTCGATCGCACGATCACCTTCCAGCGCCCGTCAGCCGGGCAGGAGGGCAAGTTCGGAACGACCGCCGGCCCATGGGTTGATGTCGCGACGGTCAGGGCGAACGTGCAGGACATGCTGCCGAGCCGGGCCGAGCGGATCTCCGACCAGATCGTGATCGCCAGTCGGCCGGCGCGGGTGCGGATCCGGTATCGCACCGGCCTCGATAGCTCGATGCGGATCCTGCACGGCGATCGGATCATGCAGATCATCGCCGGGCCTGCCGAGATCGGCCGGCGCGAGGCGCTGGAATTCATCGCACAGGATTATTCGACTGCCGGCGGGGCCGGCTGATGCTGACCGTGAGGGAGAATTGATATGGCCGACCTTGTCATCACTGCTGCGAACGTCCTGTCGAGCGAGGGCGGCAGCACGCGCAACGCCACCGCCGGCGAAGCGCTGACGGCCGGGAAGGTCGTCTATTCCGACCCTGACACCAGCAAGTATAAGCTCGCCGACTGTGACAGTGCCACGGCCGCCGCGCGCCTGCCCGATGGCATCGCGCTCAATGCCGCGGGCGTGGATCAGCCGGTTCGCGTGCATCGCAAGGGTCCGATCGTGATCGGCGCGGCACTGACGCCGGGGCTAGCCTATTATCTCAGCCCTACCGCTGGCGGGATATGCCCGATCGCCGACGTCCAAGCCGGCGACTATCCGGTTTTCCTCGGCTTCGCGATCTCGGCGACGGTGCTCGATCTCGACATCAAGGCAGCCGGCGTCGCCCTGTAATCCTCAACCGAAAACGGAGATAGATGATGGATCCGAAGGGTATGAAGGCGCCCGCGAAGGCCGGCGCCGCGGCGGCCGAGGGCGTAGCGGCGGTGGCGATCGCCGACTATATCGATCGCGAGACCAAGGTTTTCGTCGCCAAGGGCGCAGAGCTGACGCTGACGCCGGAGCGGTTCGGCGAGCTGAAAGCCAAACGCAAGGTGGACGCCGCCTGATGTCGATCGGGTTGAAAGGCGGCCCGGAGCTGGCCGCCTTCCTCCAAGCGCTGCCCGACAAGTTGCAGCGCAATGTCGTGCGCGGCGCGATGCGGGCGGCGGCCCGCGTTGTCCAGATCGAGGCACGGTTGAACGTGCCGATCGATACCGGGCTGACGAAGAAGGCGATCGTCATCCGCACGTCGTCGCGCAAGGGCGTGGTCAAGGCGACGCTGCGGGTGCGCGGCAACCGCGCCTATATCGCCAATTTCATCGAGTACGGGACCGCCGCGCATCCGATCAAGGTCAAGTTCGCGAAGCGCCGGAAGCGCTGGACAGCGAAGGATCAGGACACGCCACGCCAATCGTTGCTGATCGACGGCCGCTTCGTCGGCAAAGCCGTATTCCATCCCGGCACGCCCGCGCGGCCGTTCTTTCGTCCCGCGCTCGACAGCAAGTCGCGCGAGGCCGTCGCCGCGGCCGCCACCTACGTCCGGTCGCGCCTGACGAAAGAGGGCTTGGCGGCCCCCGATTTCGGCGTCGCCGACGATGTTGACGAATGAGCGGCGTCGCGGTCATCCGCGAGCTGCTGCTCGCCTCGGCCGACTATCTCGCCGTCGTCTCGGCCGCTGACACGCGGGCCGGCGTGCTGCCGATCAACACGCCCGTGCCTGCCGTAGGGTTGATGTCGATCAGCATCGTCCCGCTCAACTTCCTCACGCCGAGCAGCAAGCGGCGGTTTACCGAGCGTGTGCAGGTCACCGCGCTGGCCGACGACTATGCGCAAAAGGAAGAGATACTGTCGTTGGCGCGCCGGATCTGCGCCGATCGGCTCGGCGACTTCGCGGATGTCACCGAGGTCAGTGTGCTGCTCGACAGCGCCGGCCCCGACTTCACCTCCGATGACGGCTCGATCGTCATGCAAAGCCAAGATTTCAGCGTCGGCTACAACGTAGCGACGTAGTTCCAAGGTCGGCCCCGCACGGCATGTCCGCCCGCGCCCGCGGGCTTCATCACAAAGGAAAACGCCATGACGTTCCGCACTTCCGCGGGCACGAAGCTGTACGTGTCCGCTATCGCTCCCGGCGCATTCACGGGCGTCGCTTTCGCCGCGCTGGATTGGGCGCTGGTTGGTTTGGTCGAAAATCTGGGCAGCTTCGGCGCGCAATTCGATCTTGTGACGTTCACGCCGCTGGCTGAGCGCGTCGTCCAGAAAAAGAAGGGCTCGGTCAACTACGGCCAGATCTCGCCGTCGATCGCGATCGACGATGAGGATGACGGGCAGGCGATTTGCGAGCCCGGTGCCGAGAGCGACAATGATTATTATTTCAAGATCGAGCTGCAGAGCGGCACGGTCTATTACATCACCGGCCAGATCATGCAGTGGATGATCAACATCGGCGCCACCAACGACGTCACCAAGGTGACGATGCCGATCGAAATCACGCGCAAGCCGGTGAAGGTCGCAGCAGCCTAATCCCGTTCCGGTCACGACCGGAAAACCGTCGCCCGTCCCGCTCGCGGGGGCGGGGCGGGCGGCATCCCCGCATCCCCCGCACAGGAAGACACATGCTGAACCTCAAGACTCGGGGCGTATCCCCGATCGCCTATTTCAATGTGCTCGGCGCCAATGGCGAGCCGCAGCTCGGCGAAGACGGCCGGCCCTGCCGGATCCGCTATCACAGCCCGGCGAGCCGGGAATATGCGGAGGCGCAGGCGATTGCGCAGAACGCCGTCGTCGACATGCTGAAGACGGACGGCAGCACATCGCAGAGCGCCGACGAGAAGCTGGAGCGTCAAGCCGAGTTCCTGGCGGCGATCACGATCGAGTTCGAAAACTGGTGCTACATCGTCGATGGCGAGGAAGCCCCGCGACCCGGCAAGGAACAGTTCCTGGCGGCGTTCCGCGATCGCAGCATCGGCTATGTCCCCGAGAAATTCCAGGCGCATGCCGCGAAGTGGGGAAACGCCTCAAAGCCCTCGCCGACGAGCTGAGCCTCTACGTCAAGCACCTCGCCTGGCTCCATGCGGTGCCGAGGATCGAGGGCGACGACAGCGACGAGCCGGGTCTCTCCCGGCTCGACCAGCTGACGAAGGAAGGAAAGCCGGTCAAACTGCCCCCCGTGACGCTGCCGGGGGTGGCGGAAACGATGTTTCGGATCGGCGTCGTTCAACGCGCGCAGAAATCCGATCAGGAGATTCTGCACCACCGACGGAACGCTCTGGCCGGTGCCGGCGCCGATCATTACGGTTGCGAATTCCGTTACGTGGCTGCGGATCAGCATGCGCACCACG